ACGTAGATACCCAAACTCCGTCCGTTCCACGGATCACCCAAGAAAAATTCCAAAAACATCAACCCGAAAAGTTATACTAAGCGAAAAAGGCCGAGAGTCTAGAACGTTATTCCCTAGACTCTCGGCCGCTCCCGTAGGGAGCGCGAGCGAAGCGAGAAAACAGTGAGAAGCAGTCGCACGGTTCACGTGCGACTGCTTCGAACGCACAAAAACCCAGAGCCGGAACCCATGAAGAGGGCTCGTTCAGGAGATTCAGAAAAATCATCAAAAAAGAGAAAGACGACGGTATCCAAGCCACAGAAAGCTATTGTCATCGACAGAGGATCAAGATCAGCTTTCAAACCAGAATTGAAGGCAGTATCAACTGCAGCATTAATCACAATCAATTCTGGAGCAGGTTCAGCTGGTCACACCGTACTTTTAAACGGTTTGGTCACAGGAGCAAATTCTTACAATCGTATTGGAAGAAAAATCCAGATGAAAAAGATCCAAGTCCAAATTTCACTTCACCCCCCAACTCCAACAGTTACAAACTTCCCTCAAGATCTACTTTTTTTTCTTTACGTAGATAGAGATTCAGGAGCATTACCAGCACTTGCAGACCTTTATCAAGACGTGGCACAGAACGGAACAGTATCAACAACTGTTTATTCACAAAGAAACTTAAGCACAACTCAAAGATTTAAAGTTTTAGCTGTTAAAAGAATACCACTGAGAATATGTGGAACAGCAACAGGAGCATTACCATGTAATGGAACCGCCTTTCAAGCAAATCAAGATGACCTACAATGGACCTGGAATATCCCAGTCAACATTATTACAACCTTCAACTTAGGAAACACCGGTACCTACACCGATATTGAGAATAATGCAGTTTACCTGTCTTTTTTCTCAAGTCTCGGTGTTGGAGAAGACCCAGCGTCCTTCGATGTTTCAACAAGGATAAGATACCTTGACTAAAAAAAAAATATTGACGATAAGTTGATGATTGACAAGCACTTGACGAGTGACGAAAAAAATATTTTAAAAAAAGTTTTGCTATTACAATCAGCCTTTGTAGTATTGCATCGTCAAACAACTAAACGAAACGACAATGAGCAAACCAACTCTAAAGGACATGATCGCTGCCTCAGGTGGTAGGGTGATGTTAGCAAGCCTACCCAAGCGCTTGACGATTGACGAAATCAAAGCCATCATTGACTCCTTTGATTATGATGATGACCCTTACCAGGAATGCAAGCGCATTAAGGCAGAACTGAATGCCAATGGCTGGGACTGCTCTTATGGCCTTGACGGTATGATTCACGCTGTTAAACCATTGACGATATGAAACTCCTTCTCTTGACGATAGCCCTGAGCATTCATGGCATTTGGTTTACTGACGATTTAGAGCTGGTGACGAAGGTAGCTGGACTCTGCTTCCTAATAGCCTTAGCAGCCTTTATAGCCTTCAAATCAGCCATCATTGATGACGAATCGGACTACAAATAAACTTAAACAACTAAACGCAAAACAATGAACAACTTTAGAAACATCCACCAAATCGCTGACGATATCCGCAAGGACTGGAAGAGCGTAAATTATGCAGCAGAGCCTTATCTTGATGCTATGGGTAGCCTATCATCCATTGACTCTAAGTACTTCCTTGACGATGCTAGGTCCATCATGAGGTACTTTTTATCCAATGCCTCAACCTGGAGGGGAGACACCGCAAAAGCTATCAAGGCTGAAATTAAACTCATGATAAACTCTTGATGATGACGATTGAACACAGCTGTGCTTTTATGCTGCATATACCTTACACAGCATTTAAGCCATTTAGAGACAATAACTCTGAAATGACTTCGACCCACTATATGGAACTTCCGTCTGCGACCCCTTCTTATGTATTCGGCACTGATGCCTGGGCGGTTTCGCTTACCTCATCCTTTTTACCCTTTCGGGTATGCAGCACTCGTTGTCAAGCTAAGACAGAGCGAGATTTTGTTTTGGTGAGGCATCCATACTGAGCGATTGTTTTTATTTAACGCTTGTACAATCCGATACAACAAGCCACAAAAAAAGCCTGGCAGTCATAGATACCAGGCTTTATATGCTTGCTGCTTTGATTAGCAGAATGGGAGCAAATATACTTGATGCCTATGACAGCACACAACAAATATACAAATAAATTTAAACCACTTTAAGCGTATGAAAGTGACTTTTTTAATTCAAAATGACTATGGGCGATACAAAACCTTCACAAAAGACTTTAAAGATCAGATTAGATTTGGCAGCTACATCGTTTATATGGCCAAAAAGGGAGAGAAAGTAATCGAAATAAAAATCGACAGCAATTTACTTCCAACCAATTAATGACTATAATTTTAAACCCTTTAAACAAATGAAAATGACAGTAACCGGATCTTGGATGGTCCCGATGTGCGAAGAAGCCATTGACTATCTCAAATACCACAACCCTGAGTTGATGTGGATGCTTGACATCACCTACAAGCATCACATTGACAAGCGCACTAAGAAGCTCTACACCCACATAGGCAAGCTTACTGAGGAGATACTCCCTTGGTGCTTTATTCCGCCCTTCGTTGAGGTGATGACAGTTGAGGATTTTATTGATAAAATCTACATTCCGCACACTTTTTCGCTTGATGTTTATTAACTTAGTTTTTGATTTTTACACCCGCATTACTTTTCACCTTTTAACAACCTAAAAATGACAGTAAAAAACCACCTATTGCAACTCCCGGCTGATGTGTCGGAAAAGGCAATAATCAACACACAAATCGATGTGCTGGATTACCCTTGTGATGGCATCTGCGATGCTCTCCTGATGGCGTTCTATTGGGACAAGACTCCCCAAGGTCATGACTACTGGGAAGCTATCTACAATGCCTATGAGGCAGACACCGATGCTGAGAAAATGTTTGACCCACGACTAAATTAAGACTGATGCCAAAAATGAGAGACATACACGAACGCAAGCTGATTACTAAAAATTGGCCATTGCCGTTCGAAGCCATCCAAGAGATGAAGCAGTTCATCGTCTATGGTGATGTATCCGAAATCGCTAAGGAGCTTGATGTATCCATATTTAAGATATGGGACTACCTTAACAGAGAGAGAAGCAAGTATGACCTAAAGGTGATGATTGCAATCTTAGAGAGAGCAGAGAGAAACCAAACGATTATGGACCCCAAGACATTAAGCCGCAGATGGCGGTTTAGCCTGAGGATGTATATTAATAAGATTTACCGACACTATTCAACTAAAGAGACCAAAGATGTACGAAATAGACTACAAGAGGCTGAGGCAGTCTAGAAAGCCTACCCTAGCCCAGCAGCAAGGGTGGAAGCCTGCGGTGATGACAACAGTTATCCCTGATGTTGACCCTGCCAGCGAAGAGGCTGAGAAGCAGAGAAGAAAACTAATTGACAAACTTTACAAAAACAAATTAATCTAACTAAAAATGAAGAACATCATCAAAGCCTTATATGAGGCAAAGAAAGAAATCGGCTCAATCAAGAAAGACCAAAAGAATCCTTTCTTTAAGAAGAACTATGCCGACATCAACTCCATCATCGACCAGGTCGAGCCTATCCTTGAGAAGCATGGCTTGCTATTATTGCAGCCTATCACCGATGAGAAAGTCATCTCCATCATCTACCATGTAGAAAGCGGTGAGAGCCTTAGCAGCGAGATGAAGCTGACTGGCAGTAACAATCCCCAGGCTGTCGGATCTGAGATAACTTATTTCCGCAGGTACACTTTGCAGAGCTGTTTGGCCTTGATGGCATTTGATGACGATGCCAATATGGCTTCGGGCAGAACTACTCCTCCAGCACAGCCATTGCCAGCACCGCAGCAGAAGCCAGCGAGTGATGGTCAGGTGAAGATGGCTAAGGAACTTTGGGAGCAAGGTAAAAACAAAGATGCTGGTGGATTGGTCCGCATAGCCATGAAGTACAAGTTTGACCAACTCAAGCGTATTGAGCATCTTGGTGCTACCGACATCAATCTCCTTATCGTAGACCTTCAAGCCTTTTTGAAATGAACTTAATCGAAATCCCAAGGAGTAATGTCGGCAAGGCTGACATCTCCGAGTACGCAAACAAAATGATTTCTCTCGTAGAGAATGGCGAGGCTGACCCTCTCGAACTGCACATCAAAGCTAAGGCCCTTACGAAGGCTTTAGCCGAACTCATCGAGAAGACTGAGGAGCCAACATGGATAGAAGCCAAGAAGTACGGAGGCAAGTCCTTTGAAGCCTTTGGTGCTACCATCCAACTCAAGGAGGGTGCAGACACTCCCGACCTCGATGAGGATGCTGTTCTAAGAGAACTCAAAGAGGCTGTTAAAGCAAGGGAGTCTATCCTCAAGCAGGTGTATAAGATGAAAGGTGGAGTGCAGGTAGTGGATGAGTCTACTGGTGAGGTAGTGCCATTGCTTCCCCCTAAGCCTACGAAAGCAAGCATAGCAATCTCTTTTAAATAACCAGCCATGACACCAGAAATGAAAGCATTGTCGTTGTTGCACCGGCACAATGGCGATAAGAAGTCCGCAGAACTTAATGCCTTAGAGATATTAGATGATGTCACTTGGAATGGTGACCAAGAGGAGATAGACTTTTGGGAGGCTGTATTGGACGAACTCGAACTGATGGAGGAAGAATGAGCGGATGGATTAAGATAGAGCGGTCCCTACAAGATCATTGGATATGGTCAGATGCTGTTAAACTGAAGTGTTGGGTGGGTATCCTGCTCAACGCTTCACACAGCAATCAGAAGGTGCTTATAGGCTCTGAAGTGATAGAATGCCGAAGAGGTGAGATAGTCGGAAGCCTAAGAGACATCGCATCTACCTTAGGGGTCTCTAAAGACTACCTTAGGCAGTTTATATCGATTCTTCAAAAGGATTTCATGGTAAATTCTGAAAGTTCAGCAAAGTACACACGGATAACTATTTGTAACTATGATAGTTATCAGGGGTCGCTACACGATGAGAAGACGATTCAAAGACAAACTGAAGACAGTAAAAAGAATGTAAAGAATGAAAAGAAAAGTATAATTGATAAAAAAGCAAAAGATTTAGAACCTACAAGCATTGTGGATAAGTTTAACATATTTTGGGAAGTCTACAATAAAAAGGAAAGCAGAGCAACAGCACTCAAGTCATGGCATAAGCTATCTCCCGAAGAGATGGATAAGGTCTTAGAGACAGTCAGCAGCTATGTCCTTTGGAAGAGTGACCCGAACTACCGAAAGCTTCCAGCAACTTATTTAAATCAAAAGTGCTTCAATGATGAAATTCCATCTATTTTTGCAACCCCAATAAAGAAAGAAACAACAACCTACCAGCCACCAGCCAATGCAATATTCTGAAGCAGTCCAAGAAAAAGTCCTCGCAGTACTCATGTCACCTGATATGAATACGGGCAATGTAATTACATCTCTAAGAGCGGAGTACTTCAGCGGTGAGCGCAGGAACATCTTCGCTGCTTGCCAAGTTCTCCATCGGGAGTCTAAGCCAGTAGATGTACTCACCATCTTTAAAAAGATGAAGGACTTAGGGTTTGCTTCTAATGCCTCTAAGCTGGCAGAGATGAGTGCTGGTGGTATCTTCGAGCTTCAGCACGTTAAACACTACATAGCCGAACTGCATGATATGTACAAGGCTAATAAGCTGGAAGAGATAAAGAGGGAGCTTATGGCAGACTTCGACATCCCGAAGGCTTTCGAACAGTTCAATGTCCTTAATGCCGATGACATCGATGCCACCAGCACAGATGTCCATACAGCTGCTCTAAGCTTCGTTAAGAAGATTGCGAGGATAAAGGATGGCAAGGAGAAAGTTAAGTCCACCAAGACGCACCTAAGAGCCTTAGACAGCATCGTGAATGGCTTCCAACCTGGGGACTTCATAATCCTTGGAGGCAGACCTGCCCATGGCAAAACAACGCTCGCACTTCAGATGGCATACAACCAGGCGCAGAAGGATACAGCAGTTGGCTTCATCACTATGGAGATGTCTACCGAGCAGCTTACCTCAAGGCTTCTAAGCAACTCTACCGAGATAGATGGCAAGAAGTTCATTAACATCGTAGATAACCTCAGCGTTCAGGAGATAAACCAAGTGGCTGCCCATGTAGACAAACTTAAAAACACTAAGCTGTACATTAGTGATCAACCCGATGCCGACCCGGTCAAGATAGAATCCGAGATAGCAAGGATGGTCCGCCAGCATGGAGTGGAAGGCGTGTATATCGACTATCTCCAGCTTGTCTCTCCGATGAGGGAGGATAAGATGAAGAACAAGGTAGAGCAAATCACTAACATCTCGAAGCAATTTAAGGCTATGTGTAAGCGTCAAGGTGTTTGGATATGTCTTATATCATCCTTGAGTCGGAAAGTCGAAGAGAGAGAAGATAAGAGGCCATATATGGCAGACCTTAGAGAGAGCGGCCAGCTGGAATATGATGCAGACAAGGTACTGTTCTGTTATCGTCCAGCAGCGTACATGGAAGAGTCTGCTCCAGCCTTTGAGGATGCTAAGGATGTGATGGAGATATTGGTCCGCAAGAATAGAAACGGAGAGCTTGGAGTAGCTGTTGCCTCTACCGACTTAAAGTACACCAAGGTGATGGACTACGCTCCTAAGTTCAAACCCCTTCCCATCCCTGAGAAAACAACAATCGTAAGGCAATGGAATAATGAATAAAAATATTTCTTCCACAATGCATTGTTTATTTGTGGAGAAGTTGTAGATTTACAGAATCAAACAGAAACGATATGAATAAAACTCAAAAGTACATTGGAGAATGCGTAAAGCATGGACTTGTAAGACATGAGGCATTGACGGAGACATTCGATTTAAAAGGAGGAGCGTTTTGCCCATTCTGCGGCCAGCTATTGGCTTCTTCCAAAAAAGATTCGCCCATAAGGCAGAAGAGGGCTAAGGAGGTTTTACCAACGCCATTCTTTGAAAAGACATCCACTGGATGGGGCATAAACACAGAGGCTAAGGAGGTGACCAATGCCTGAGTCATTCGATAGCGAGCTGAACGCTTACAACTCAGCATACGATGCGAGAGCAGAACGTGAAGAGGAACTTGGTGACCACATCATCGACCTTTACATTGGCAGCGAATATGCAGACCTCTACCAAAATGGTAAGTTCCGTGGGTATCTAAACCTACAAGATGCGATTACTCGTGCCTTGGAAGATGATGACAACGATGAGTGGACTATAAACGATGAGAAAGAATGAAAGATAACTATTCAATCAGCCATCTGCCAATCGGCTACTGGGCAAAGTCCATCATTTATTTTGTGATTGACATCATAGCCTTACTGTCTTACTGCGCTTTCCTTGCCTTCTTTGGCACGGTTGCCATAGGCTTAATTTTTGGGTAACGGAACGCAGGTATGGTTAGTGCGGATTATTAACTACTAAATTTAATTAGAATGACAGAATTAGGGAAACAAGTTTGGAAGAAAATGGAAGAAATGGGATGGGAAAATGCACCCGAAGATTTCCACTTAGAATTTTACGAAAACATCATTGAATGCACTAAGCAAGCATTAACCATACCTGCTGTTGTAGGGCCAAGCGAACAGTTAAAGGCTTTTCTTGATTATGTAGATAGCAGGTATTCAGAACAAGGCACGAGGGATAAGATAGTAGATGAATTTCTGAGCCTTTAATTGCCCACAACTATCTGCTTGGCGCATAAAAGATCCGCCTATACAAAAAAATAAAAATATGAACGAGATAATTGAAAAGTACGAAGCAAAACTTGACTACTTGAACAGCGCAGTTGAGAAGACAAAACACCTGATGGATGAAGATACATTAGAGATGATGAATGATATGAAAATTTTGCTGACCGAAGTTGTAACGGACTTTAAAGCTATACGTGCGTTGGCTGTCTATTAAAGCCAGTTCTCTGATAGACAGAAAAAATAAAAAGTAAACACATAAATTGAAAAAATGAAAACACCAATAGAATTAGCAATCGAAGTGATTGCCGACCTTCCGACCGAGGTGCTGAACGCATCGAGTATTAAACAAGTAGTTATTGGCTTACTCAAACAAGCAGCCGTACACGAAAGGGAACACCTAACCCTTGCTTTTATGGAAGGGCAGTCGAGACCCCTTCAGATGCACACAGAATGGTTTAAAAAGAGATATGGACAAACAGAAAGGACTGGAGAAAGTGAGTGAGTTGAAGCAAGACACCAGTAAGGTAATCTCAGATGTAATAGAAATCGTAACTAACAATACCGGTATAGACCATGCCGATATGATTAGCAAGAAGCGCAGAAGAGAGATAGTGGGAGCAAGGCAGTGCGCTATATGGCTCATCCGCAAGTACGCACCAAGCGTAACACTTAGCCAGCTAGGCAAGATATTCGGGGATAGACATCACTCTACCATTATCCACGCAATAGAGGTGGTGGAAGATCAGATATTCTGCAACAACAAAGACTTCACCTGGGTGCGGAAAGTTGTTACAAACAAAGCGGATGACATAGCCTTAGATGCAGACCCCATCGTAAACGAATTGTCGAAGGCTGCAAGGGCTTTAAAGCTCGGATATGTAGTGGAGTCCCACGCAAGGATAGAGAGAGCCATAGAGATGAGAAGGCAGATGCTTGCTGAGCCAGAAACCCTAACTAACGAATGATTTTGGTTATGAAGCCTGATATACATATATTTGCGTATGGCTAAAACAGCAATCGATAGGTTATTCGAATGGCTGGATGACCAGCCTCCGTTAATGCCTAGGAACTTCTATAAGAAGCAACTGCATAGGATGAGGTCGATAGAAAAGCATAACATCAAAAGAGCATACATGGAGGGTTATGCAAACTATGCTCACCCTAGAAAGTATAAGATGACACCCGAAGAGTTCTTCCAAAAGAAGTACGGATCAAAATCACAGAAAAAGCCATTAGGCAAGGAAAGATCAAAATTTAAATCAATATTAACTAAAATTCAAGAAAATGTCACAAACGGAAACAAAGTGGACTAAGGGGTTCTATCAGAACCTAAAGACTGTAAACGGCAAGAATGTCGTTGAAACGAAAATCAAGGTGCAAGACTTCATTGCTTGCCTGCTTGAGCATCAGGATGAGATGGGTGAAATACGCATCTCTGCATGGCCTAAGAAGCAAGACGATGGCAAGGGAACATTGGTCCCAGTCATTAGCGATTGGAGACCGGCTAAGAGAGAGGTAGAAGAAACGCTGGATTTGAATCCTGAGGGGAATATTTTGCCCTTCTAATGTTTGGAAGAAGCAAATACGGCAACAAGAAGGTTATAGAGTCGGATGGTACTAAGTCCGACTCTAAACTCGAATCCTACCTAAAGAGGCAGTTAGACCTGCATTCAATACCCTACGAGCAGCAAGTGAAGCACGTTCTTATGATGTCCTTCAAGTATGAGGGTAAGGCTGTGAGAGAGATAGCCTACAAGCTGGACTTCGTAGTAAACAAGACAATAGCAATAGAGACAAAGGGATTCTTCACTCCCGATGGGAAGATGAAGTGGAAGATGTTCCTTAACTTGTACAGAAACTTGTACAACGAATGTCTCATCCTGCGTAATCAGAAAGATTGCAATGCGTTTATTTCCCGATATTTGGAACAAAATAAATAGCCATGGCAGAATTTAGAGGGTGGAACATCACTCGCAGCACCGCAAAAGGAAAGAAATACACAGCGACCAAAGGGGATAAATCAGTTCACTTTGGCGCACAAGGATATACCATAGGCCCAGGCACTCCAAAGGGAGATAACTACTGCTCTCGGTCTGCTGGCATCAAATCAGAGACGCATAGCCCCAATTGGTTTGCTAGAGCGTTATGGTCATGTAAAGGCAACAAAAGCACCGATACCAAGCCATTCTTCGGAGAAACACAACTACCATGAAAAAAGGATACATAGGAAACTGTCCCAAGCATGGACTCGTAGCACACGATCCAAAACAATTGTACATAGATTTAAAGGGCGGAGCATTCTGCCCTTATTGCTTATCACTACTTACCAATGTTCAGTGGGAAGGTAAAGCCAAGAAAGATGCTAAAGGAAACTAAAACACTCAAGCTGTATCAGCTAAAGAATAACCTCGGTCAAATCGAAGGACTACCTAAAAACCCTAGGTTAATCAAAGACAACAGATTCAATAAGTTGTTAAAGTCGATACAAGATGACCCCGATATGATGCAACTTAGAGAGCTTATCGTGTATCCGTACACACCTACTCTAAAGTCTAAGCATCAGTCACAGATAGAGTACATCGTAATAGCTGGTAATATGCGATTACACGCAGTTAAAGAGCTTGGCTGGGCAGAAGTGCCGTGTAAGATTTTGGAGGCTTCTACGAGCCTAGAAACGCTTAAAGCCATTACCATCAAAGACAACGTATCCTTCGGTGAAAACGACTACGACCTCTTGGCTAATGACTGGGAGCAAGAGCTGTTAGAAGCTATGGGTATGGACATCATGTATGGCATGGATGAGATGATGGAAGAGGCAGAGAAGGTTAAGAACGATGATAAGGCTAAGAAAATTACCCTAAGGTATAATACCGAAGCGTATGCCAGCGTAACAGACTACCTACTGTCTGTCGGGACCACCTTAGAAGAGGGGCTGTTAAATATAATCGAAGAGCATAAAATATCTACACAATGAGTAATATGATTCTACTGCTCGGAGAGCAATCAAATAGGAACGCCAAGCGTAAGCAAGAGAGGGAGGCAGAAAAGCTTTTAGAGACTATGAATGCCTGCGAGATGCTATTTTATAAGTCTTTATTCGAGGAATCATCGAATAGCTACGAGGATATTTACAAGCATTACTTAGTAGAGTGGCAGAATGGTGCTTCCTACTGCACTCAGGTCTATAAGCCTAAATACACTATCGTTAACCCCATCTACTTTGAGCAGATGTACAAACCAATTGAATCAGTATGATAACTATCTTCATCTGTGCATTCGTGTACTATGTCTCTAAAGAAATGGAAGAGGCTTCATGGGAGAACTCCTACCCGGACAGCTGGGGCAGCTGGTGGAATAATGACACAAGTTGGGTCAATAAGCATAGATGGGGAGCAAGGATGGCTAAAAGCCTCGGTCTGCCATCGCTATCTAAATTTTTAACAATCTTGTTTCAAACAGTATTAGTATTCCTTACGGATGCTTCTCACTTCTTCCAGGCTGTGAGGGTAGCTGTATTGGTTTTGCTAGTAGCGCATATAGCTTCCTTAGAGGCAGCCATTGTGTTTTGTGTAGGGTATATCCTCGGAGGCACGATAAAAGAAGTTTTAAGGTCATTCGGAATAAACATAATTAAATAATGCCTAAAGCAATATTAGAGTTTAACCTGGAGCAGGAGGACGATGTCCTAGAATACAAAAGGTGTCAGAATGCCTATAAGATGGCATTAGTGCTGCAAGAAATAGATCAGTACATCATGCCCAATGCAGATGGAGAAACGCAGTTAGCGTTCTACTCCCTACTGGAAGAGCATAAAATCAATATCTCAGAGTTAATATTCGGCTAGAATATGTGAGTAATCCTGCTTACCTGCCCATGTATAGGGTGGTGTAGGAATCCCTCAATAGCCTTAGGAGCGTGTTGGTAGCCAGCACGGCTGTGCCAGCCATCGGCAGAAGAAGGTGAGCGCATAGCCTCGAAGGTAACGCCTATGTAGTCTTTACTCACCTTATGGTGGATGTGATGCCCGTAAATGTATCTATGTTTGGAAACCCAAGCTTGTCCAGCTTCGGAAGCCATCAGTAGAGGTAGGTCTGCCTGCTTTGCTCCATCACCATGGGTAGTGCCTATAAGGTTCTCGTGGTATTTGAAATACTTCCTATGGGTCATATCGGTATCCCAAGTGATATTCTCGCAGTTTCTAAACCAGCTCTTAACGGAGTCTAGCAAGAAGAATCCCGACATAAAGTCGTGGTTGGAAGGGTTAAACACTACATGGACATCGGCAATGGTTAAAAGCTTCTCTATGACCTCAATCATAAGCTTCTTAGCAATGATAAAGCACTCATGCCATGTGCCATCAGTATCCTGAGCGGTCCCTGCGGTAGTTGTTCTTTTGATAGTATCAATGTGCAGGATGTCATTGCCTGCTATGAGTAGAACTTTATCTACCTTGTACGGCATAGACTTAGAGATAATGCCATCTATTCCTTCTCTCACCCTCTGAACGGCTATGGAGTTGTTGTACTCCTCCTTAGTCTCTACAACGCTGGCAAGCTTGCCTATATGCACATCACAAGGGTCTACAACGAGCAAATGCGCCTCTGTAAGCACATCTCTGTTTATAAGTGGGTAAGCAGGAGCATGAGAGGCTACAAGCTCTAAGAAGTCTTCTGTGAGGGCTTTAAAGCTATCCTTCTCTTCTGTCTCGTTCTTAATAAAGATAGAGGCTTCCTTAGTCTTTAGCCAGCCATAAGACCACTTATCGGTAAACTGAAAATCATTGATGGATAACTCTTTGGCAAACTTATTCTGATTCCTTAAATAGATAGATATGTGCTTCCGGGAAGTTTCGAGTCCGTGCTTGTCTTTAAGGATAGACCTTATTTTATTTTGAGATACCCCCGATTTAGAAAGAGACATTATCTCTTCTCTATATGGTTGCAATTTGTTAGGTGCTGACATTAAGCTGTTTTTTAGTTAGTTGTGGTAAACTTATGATATTTTTACTTAACTTTGCATAAGTCCTTCGAAAGAAGCGGTCAGCAGCCGAAAAAATGCAAGAGGGTGAGAATCCCTCTTTTTTCATTATAGGGCTATTATAACTAAGCCAGCTGCTAATAAAGCAGTAACAGTATGAGCCACCCTAGCTCTGTTTTTATTCTTCTGAAGCTCCCTATTCTTATTCTGAATTTCATTAGATAAAACATCCATCTGCTTAGTCATTATTTCATTCTTCTCGGCATAAAGGTAGACTATCTCATCTGTTGCTTCTATGCGCTCCATAAGGGCAATTCCTACCTCTCTACAAGAGTCTAGTTCTAATGGCGTAGTAATAGGGACTTTAATCGAATCGTTTGGGGCTGTTTTCCTGACCTCTACGAGCCTTTCTCTCCACTTTACTTGTACAGATACCACTCTCTCAATTATCGTGTCTCTACGAGCCTCTAAATGGCTCATAGCATTCTTCATAGAATCTATGCGATATTCGTAAACAGAAACATCTACGGATGGCATTGGATGCCTTGTTTCATAGTTCATCCAGGCAAGCCATAAAAGCAAGCCAAAGAGAGCTAAATAATTTAGAGGGTTTCTCATTTTCTAGCAGCAGAATAAGCGATAGCAGCAATTTGCTTTGCACTTCTTTTCTTGCCTTTAGGCTTTGACTTATTTGCAGTAGTCAATTCTGAGATGTTTGAAGAGACAGCCTTAGACATGGCTTTCTTGCTTTTTCCTTTAGCTTGCTTGAGTGGCATGATTTATAATGGTTAAAGTGAATCCTTTTGGAGCGGTAGACATTAGTGACTTCATAGTGGCTTTGCTGTTAAGCACATCCAGTACTCCGTCTTTGTTTATATCAGAGAACCTGCTGCCTACTAAAATGCAGCCAAGGATGTCTGTATGGTAATTGCCTTGGTGGATGAGAATAAGGTCTCTATCTGGCACATTGGATAAATGTAAATGCTTGCTATACTTCTGAGAAACACGAGGGACAACAATATACTCTCCTACCGGTACGCAGGAAACTCTACGCTCGTTGTTCTTCCAAGGGAGTTCTAAGGTTAAGCACTCGAAGATTTTCTTATTGTCTCTGTTAAAGATTTGGAGAGTTCCTCTTGTCTGCTTCTCTTCGTGGTGAATCCTAGTTAGAGTCGCTCTCATCTTCCTTTACTTTAGTAATAGGATGGATGTATTTAGCATCTAAATGCTCAACAAGCTTCAAGCCTCCAAAGCCTACTAAGAATGCGATAGCAAACTGAGCAGACTGCATTTCGAGGTTAGCTACATCCACTACAAGTGGAGTAACGTAATTTGCGCTAAGAGTGCCTGCGATTACAGAGAACAGCTGTGTACGGATGTCAGCATCTTTCTGCTTGCCTACTAAGAGTAAGCTGCCAAAAAAGCCACTAAGAGCCATGCCGATGTTTATTCCGATTTCGAGCAGGAACTGCTTAACTTGTAACATCACAAATTAGAATTGAGCGTTGAAACGAATGCTGTATAGGTAGTGCCTAAGGCTACAAGATCAGTGTTGGATACTGAAATAGAAACCCCTACTTGTCCCGAAGGATAGATACGAACGACATAAATGCCAGTCGTAGGGTCAATTTCAACGCCTACAATGTCCTTATAGTTTAGGAAGTACTGTCTTCCATCAGCGTAATCGAGTTCTAACTGCTCCGCTCCAAAGCTGTATGCGGTCAAAGAGGGTAAAGCTGCCATTGTTTATAATTTGGTACTAAGGTAATACAAATTAAACTTATGGATTTAAATCCATTGGTTTAGGTGGCTGGCAATACGGGTGGTTAGGATTTACTTCACAGAAGTTCTTTGCATACTCTTGGTCAAGTGCATATCCCATGGATGAGCAACCTATGGGTTTTGGATAAACCAAGTACGGCACAAAAGCTGGTAGCACCTCGTCAACCCAAACGATGTCCACAGCGACCTTTTCGCTTTGTTTAACGCACGTTTCATTGCCTTCCTTATTCTTGCCCCACTCGGTGCAGATATGTCCAACCTCGTACACTAAAACGATTAGTTCGGGATTCCAAACGAAAGGCTTGCCTTCGGGTGTAGCTACCTCGGTTTGGATTAGCTTTTTCTTTGCCTCCCAATCGGAGGGGAGAAACTCAAATTTCCTGAAGATGTTCATATTATAATGTGGTAAGTTGAATAGCCTCTGAATCACTTAAAGCGGTTGGGTAAA